GCAGGTGCTGGTCTAGTTCGGCTTGGCTTTCGAGGATTTGGTACATTACGTTGGGTCAACCTTTGCCGTAATCAGCCCATTCGCGAACGTCAGTGAGCCATCTGCGCCTAATCCTGTGATCTTCGCCAGCGCAACCGTGCCAGAGATGCCCGGTGCGAACTTGCTATCCGTGTAGGCCTTCGAAGCCGTCTCTGCTGCGCCTGCCGAGCCTGCTGGGTCGCTGGCTGCCTGTGCTGCTGCTGCTGCGCCGGCCGGATCAAATGCGCTTGCAGGCTGAAACGCTGCCGAGTCCAGCACGTTCGATGGAGCGCCAGCGGGTAGAACTACGGCTCCCTGTGCAGACGGATCAGCAGCGGGTAGCTGTGCTGAGGCCAGAATCCCCGTTAGATTCGTGGCCGCCAAGTTGCCGGTGGGCGTCAGGTGCTGAATGGCAGATGCCAGCGTTCCCGTGCGCCCTTCTACGGTTGCCTTGTTGCCAATAATGCCGTTGAACAAACCGAGGATAGTGAGGGCGTTATTGACCGCCTGCGTGATGCCCTGTGCCCACTTCAGACCGCCCCACCTGAACTTGCCAGTCTTCACATCGATGACAGCCTCAGTAGGCGTCTGCGGAGAGGCTACGAGATTTACAGGATTGCCGCTCATGCTCCGTCAGGCCCGTTCAAATACGCATCCCTTATGTAGGTGGGGATAGGATCAGTCTGCGACCACTCATACACTCTGCGGCGAGCCCTGCCTAAGCGAATAAACCGCACACGGGTCTGATACTCTCCCGACATCCCGCAGTCTGCTGTGTGCACGTTCGACCAGACGCCAAACACCGAATCGTCCGTCCAGCGCAACATGCACTGCGGGGCCCTGTCATTGCCGTCTCCGTCCTGCAACGGAGGCTGGGGGCCTAACCCTGTGGCCATATCGATAGTCAGCTTTGCGTGAGTCTCATACTCAAGCTCATTCTGCGCTGTCGGTAACCTGCGATAGCGGCGTATGATGCCCCCGTTGTACGTCACGAAGGAGTAGGAGCCGTCGCCATTGTTCACCGCAGGCTTCATCTCGTAGATGTTGCCTGAGTTCCAATCCCCTACCAGATGCAGGCCGTTCGCATAGACGTGGTTCCATGAGCGGTGCGGGCTGAAGGGGCCGTTGTCCGAGTCCCAGTTTGCCAGCTTGAACCAGAGATTTTCGCCCACATCGTAAACCCATGACCATGATGAGTTCGGGATATAGACCACCCACCACAGATGACCATCAATTTGCAGCGAATACGTGCTCAGCGATGCGATCTGCGCTGCTGAGTAAGTTGCAAGGTCAATCTCTACCGCGTGCGTCGAGATCCTTTGCGGCGTGTAGCCGTTCGATCTCCATGCTGTCCGTCCGCCTCTCCAGTCCTGATCGATCCAAAGCACCGAATTATCAAGCAGGCAGGGCGCATTGAGTGCAATGTTGCCCTTTTCGATCAGAGCGCCTGGAATCGTCTCAAACACATCGTCATTGCCGGTGATCTGGTAGACCTGCGTATGAAAGAGCCCGTGCACCCAAAGTTCGTTGTGATTCGCGATGATCGACGAAATGTTCTCCGCAAAGACAGACACGCCGTTTACATTGAGCCCCGGCCACGTCATGCCGTCCAGAATGTCAGAGAACTGAAACTTGTTCGTGCCCAGCAGATTCACCACAAAGTAGGTGCCGAGATAGATAACGACTCCCGGCGTTCCGGCCATCTGCGCACTGACATCTGTCAGAACATCGGTTGCGAGGTCGTAGCAGTAAGCCGAGCCAAACGAAACAATGAGCAGCTGAATGCTCGAAAAGGCAATTGAGACAAGCTGCGCATCGTTGGTGATGGTGCCCCGAGCGGTCAGGCTCTTGTCCGGGTTGATCTCGTAGAGCGTATCCCCGCCAACTGCGAAATGGCGTGTTCCTGTCCAGCACTGCCCTCTGACCGGAAGAGACGGCAGCGTGACATATGTCTCCAGCCCCGGCGCTCCCTTGAGCCCGCCTGTGCCCTGCGCCATCGATCCGCCATAGGCTCTGCCTGGAGTGACAGCACCCTGCGACTCGACGGAGGTTTTATAGAGATTGATGCACTCTTCGTCGGCAAGAGACGTGTCCGTGTATGCTCCTCCGACGAATCCCAGTCTAGGCACCTTTGGGCTTCTCCGTGCTCCAGCCAATGCGAATCAGGTTTTCAAGCTCTATCTGCGTGTTGGCAGTGAGTTCCTTCACCGTGCCGTTCGGACGTAGGTAATACACTTTGCAGGGCGCTGCCATCTACCACCCAATCCCGAACATGTCGGATTTGTAATCCCATCCCGAAGGATCAGGAACGAGATCAGAGCGAAGGTTCAATTCGGGCGCGTTCATCGCCTTGACGACTGCGAGAGACTTGGTTGCGGTGTCTGCCACAACAGGAGATAGAGGCTGCGCAAACTCTGCCGATAGCCTGACTGCAAGGTTGTAGCGGAACGCCTCGGAATAGCCGGGAGGAAACTTGACTTGAGCCGAGAGAGTTTGTGCAGCGAGCGCCTGCCAGCTGTAAATGCGGCATACATTGCCCGGTTGCTGGGTTGGGATGGGCCAGAAGTTCAAGACGCGAAGCGGATAGTCTCCGGTGTCGTAGCAGAGCAGCGGAAACGATCCTGAAACCTTCTTAACTGGAATCTGGTTCTGCCACTCATCTACCGTGTACATGGTCAATGGCACTTCTACCGGGTTGTCCGGGTTGTAGAGCAGGACCGAACTCATGCCATCGATTCGTGCAGGTCTGGCAGTGTCGAAATCTCCCCCGGGCCCCATTGTGTAGCTCTGCTGATCGAGGACGTAGGGAAAATCTTCACTTCTTGTCGTGTAGATGGCCTGCCGCTGCGCATTCCACGCGTCAATCATGTCGTTCAGCACGAACAAGGCATCATTCGCCATGTCGATGGGCGTTGCTTCGCCTGCTGCCATGACGTTGATGAGCCGAAGCGAACTGGAGATCAAATCGAGGGCGGTTGCCATCTATTGAACCTTCCTGCGAGGCAGAGGCCGCGACACTACTACAGGCTCAGGAATGGGCTGCTTTTCATTGAGCAGCGCGAGTTGCAGCGCGATTTCCTTGAGCCACGTGTTTGTGCTGTGCTCTGCTGCGCGTGCTTCTCTGATTTCGTCGCTTGTCATTCGGCCTCGCTGCCTCCGGGCTGTCTCAGAAGGAACTTGTGCAGGTTGCCCGCGTATACCTTGTCTTTCGCGTGATGGTCGATGCTCAGGTCGGGCACTAGCCAGATATCTCCGCACTTTTCTTTCCATCTGCGAGCGAAGGAGTAGTCTTCTCCCCACCACACCCGCTCATGCACGCCATGATTGAAGAGATCGACGGACAGGTGATACATCGGCCCATAGCAGAGGTCTGGATACGCGACCATGAAGCTGTCTACTGCCTCTTTGGTGAGTTTCAGAAAGCCTGCGGGAACCAACTTCGCGCTGATTGCGCCATCAGAGGCGCGAAGCTTGGGCGTGAAGTCGGCGTTCGTCTCCCATGTGCCCATGTAGAACTCGGGGGTATCCCCGAGATCCGTCTTGACACGGTACGTGCCTGCTACTACGTCGCCTTCTGTCTGGATTAGCTTGAGCAGATCTTCGGGACGCCATGAAACGTCATAGTCGATGAACACAATTACGTCTGCTTTGGCATCGAGCGCAGCGCGGAGCATGTTGGCGCGTGCGGCTGAGATGTACGGGCAGGCGATTTGTTGCGCGTAGCCCTCTTCCCAGCCCGCAGCCTTGATCAAGGGAATGGAATCCTCCAGAGCCTTGATATATGGGGCTGTCGGGCCAGAAAGAGAGGGAGTACAGAAAACAACCTTCAAGCTAGGCGGAACCTTTCCATAGCCCGAGGGCGTTCAGGGTTGCTGTCACTTCGACAATCCAGGCCGTGAGGCTGGCTGCGATGGTGATGTTGGAGGAAACCGATACCACAGAGTTGGCCTGGATCGCGGAAGCCCGCTGTGCTACCGGCGTTGCGCCGTAGAAACTGATCAGGTCTGTCGCAGACTGCCCATGCGCCGTGCCCTGAGAGTTTCCATCACTGAGTTGTTTACCGATTGCCATTGAGTTCTCCTTTCAGGGTTGGGTTATTGGGCGATGATGCGGCAAGCCAGCTGAGGCCGCAGTGTCTTGTAGCCGTACAGAACATCAATACGGCAGGGGATGTTGTCATTCGTGATGTCGTACTGGCGAGCAATACGCATTGAAATGCCATCCATCACTTGACGAGCGCCCCAAGCTCCGAACTTCGACACGTCGATCAGATCGGCAGTGACGAAGGTGAACGCCTCAGGGTGGAAGACGAGCGACTGCTGATAGAGAGCAGAAGCGCCCGTGGGAGCCGCTGCCGTCGAACCAATCTTCACTACCGTCAGACCCGCACCTACCGCAGTCACGTTCTGGGTTGCCCCGGAGGTTACAGGAGTCGGCGAGATCGTCATGTTTCCAGCGCCGCCCGCGTAGTCGTTGACCACAACGAACTGCTGAAGGAACCCGCGATCGAGCTTGGTTTCAGGATCAACCGCGTCCACCGTCGAGAAGGTAACGATATCGCCCTTCTTGAAGGTGTTCGCACCTGCCGCCATGACTGCTGTCGCGCTACCAGAGGTCAGGGTTGCGGTGTAGCCGGTTGTATTCGCCGCTGTGCCTGACTGGAAGTTGTTGAGCAGAGTGTTTTCGTAGGTGTCGAAGCCGTTGACCTTGCCGATTTTGCCGGTGAGGTACGGGCGGCTGACGGACTCCTGCGGGTTGAAGAAGCCCTTGATCGCATCGAGGAAGGAGACCACGTGCCCCGGAGTGAGGGTGGCGCAGCGGTCCATCGGAGGGGCAAGGTACTGGTTGAGCGTCTTGCGGGCGTTGGCGAAGTCCGCATAGGTGAAGGCCGCTGTGCTGCCATCGACCACGTTGTAAACGTCCTTGATCATGCTCAGGGCGTCTGCTTCGATGTTCGAAGCCAGCACTGACATGGCCGGCTGGAGGTAGCGCTTCGAGAACTCGTCAATGGTCAGGGTGAGATCCTGCGAGGAGAAGACGGTATCAACGCCTTTCTGCGTCGAGACAGTCAGCACCTGGCTGGTTTCAACTGTGTCCTGAACCTGAAGCACTGATCCGGTGCGAACCGTGTACTGGTTCGGCATACGGATGGTCAGCGAGGGACCGATTTTGCCGGAAGGAGACGCGCCAGCATTCGCGAACTGGTCGTCGTACTGCTTGTTGACGTTGCCGATGAAGTTGAGGTTGGCGTGGAGGATTCTCAGAGCCTCACGCGTAATG